CCAGTGACGAGGACCGGGACAACATTCTCGAAGCCCTGGTTAATCTGGGCCATGAAGCGGTGGCAGCCCTGCCGCAGGGTAATGAAATCGAGTTCAAGGAAGCCGCGTCCGGCGGGCCGGAGGCGTTCATGTCGATGGTGGAATGGGCGGAGCGCACCACCTCAAAAGTGATTCTGGGCAGTACGCTGACCAGCCAGGCTGACGGTAAAACCTCCACCAACGCGCTGGGTAATGTGCATAACGAGGTCCGGCACGACATTCTGGCCGCCGATGCTCGCCAGCTGTCCGGCATGTTCAGCAGCCTGATACAGATGATGGCCAGCCTGAACGGCTGGCAGGATGTCCCGCCACGCCGTCTTCCGCGACTGGTGTTTGATGTGCAGCAGGAAGCCGACATTAAGGGTGTGGCAGAAGCCGTCAACGTGTTGCTCAACAGTGTGGGAATGAAGGATATTCCGGCGTCGTGGGTGCGCAAAAAAACCGGCATCCCCACCCCGAAAGACGGCGAAGAGGTGCTGGTGCCGGTGGCACAGCGTCTCCCTGTGCAGGCGGGCCTCAGCCAGCTGCGTGAGCGGCTGAATGTTGTCGCACTCAGTCAGCAGGACAACGGGGAGGACGACCCGGCACAGCGCGCCATCGACCGGGCAGAGCTTCCGGCAGAGGCCATCGCGCAGGGGATGAACGAACTGGTGGCCCCACTGGTGCAGGCCATACAGGAAGGCCGGGATGCGGACGAGGCCATGAACGTACTGGCGGAAGCGTGGCCGGAACTGCCGGATGACACGCTGCGGCAGTTGCTGACACAGGCATTCTTTGTGGCGGATATCTGGGGGCGACTGAATGCCGACAGCTGACGATGTTGACCTGGGGTATGCGTACACCCTGAAACCGGAAGAAGCGATTACGTATTTCGAAAGCAAGGGATACGTTATCGGCTTCCGCTGGCACGATGTGAAGGACATCGCACACGCCCGGGCGTTCACGGTGGCGGGTGTGCTGAAACTGGATGTGCTGAAGGATATCCGTGACGGCCTGACGGCGGCACTGGCTGACGGCGGGACGTTCCGGGAGTTTGCTGCACAACTGGAGCCGTTACTGGAGAAAAAAGGCTGGCTGGGTAAACGGCTGATTGTGGACGAGGACACCGGCGAACTGCACGGCAGGCAGCTGACGCCGCGCCGGTTGCGCACGATATTTGATACCAACATTCAGTCGTCCTACAACGCCGGACGCTATCAGCAGCAGATGGCGAACGTGGCCGACCGGCCTTATTTTGAGCGCGTGGCGGTGATGGACCTTCACACCCGCCCGAAACACGCCGCCATGAACGGTTTTACCGCCCGGGCGGATGACCCGGTCTGGGAGTATTTCTACGCGCCGGACGGGTACGGATGCCGCTGCCGTATCCGGGCGCGTTCGGCGTCTGATGTGGAGAAATATGGCCTGACGGTGCAGAGCAGCGATGGGCGACTGGTTGAGGTTGAACAGGAATATGGTCAGCCGGGCCAGACCATCAGAACAATGGGGCTGAAGATGCCGGACGGCTCCGTGTATACCGCCGACCCGGGCTTCGGTTTTAACCCCGGCAAAGTGGCATGGCAGCCGGAACTGGAAAAATACGATTACCGCAGCGCCCGCCAGTATGTTACCGGCACCCTGACCGGGCCGGATTTTGCCCGGGGACTGGCGAACGTCAGCGAACTGGATGCGCGCCAGCGATATCCGCTGGCCATCCGTTCACCAGAACAGGTCGCCGCCACGGGCGCTGCACGGCAGACGGTAAACCTTACGGCTGACGTTATGAAGCGCCTCAGTGCAGCAGACGCGCCCCCGACCGCCGCCGACTATGTGCTGATGCAGCAGACTATCGAACGGGCGGAGCATGTCACGCAGGACGGCAACGCGTGGCGGTATGCGTTACAGTCGGGCGACCGCTGGTCGGTGGTGACGGTTGAGGATGACGTGCTGACAGACTGGGTTATGCAGGACACACCGGAGGCATCATGAGCAGCGGTAAACTGGATATTAAGATTGATTTAAGCGCGTATAACACCACGCTGGGGAAACTGATTCGTTCCGTGAAGGACCGGCGCGACCTGATGACGGCGCTTGCGGGTTCCATGCTGGATGCGGTTGAGACTAACTTTGAACAACAGGGTCGCCCGAAATGGATGGGCTGGAGTCCGGCTTATGCGAAGCGACGCGGCCCCGGGCAAATCCTTCAGAAGTCCGGGCGACTGGCTGCCAGTATCCGCTCTGCGGTTAACAATAACGAGGCCACGGTCGGGACAAACGTCCGTTACGCCCGTATCCACAACGAAGGCGGCGAAATCCGCCATCAGGCACGGACGCAGAACCTGTATTTTAAACAGTACAAAAACGGCAGCGTCAGCACCCGCTTTGTGAAAAAGCGCAACAGTAATTTTGTACAGAGCGCAACGGTCGGAGCGTATACGGTCAACATGCCCGCGCGCCCCTTCCTTCAGCTTGTGCAGGACGACATCGACGAGCTGGAGAACACCGCAAACCGCTATTTTGCGCGTGTGATTGACTGAATGACCACAAACGCGCTGTAATCGACTCTGACGACATAAACGCCTCACGGATGAGCATTACAGCACCGCACCCCATAAATACCGCCAGAATCGTTTTTAAAAGGGTTTTAAAAACGGTTTTATTTCCCCTTTTATCCTTTCGCGTTATGGCAGGGTGCTGAACACCCTCCACAGTACCCCGTGTTCCCCTTCCGTCATCATGCCGCGTATGAAACTGAACATTGCGGCATTAAGCCTCGAAATTACTAAAGCAACCCACAGCGAAATCCAGCTGTTTCCGGCGGGCGAGTTCAGCGCGGTGGATGGTCGCCCACATACCGATGAAGTCGAAAGCGGTAAATGGGTGCTGACCGCTGAACTGGCCGCGCAGCTTGTCGCGCAGGTGGCAGCCCGTACCACGCCTTTTGTCATTGATTACGAACATCAGACGCTGCGCGCCGTAAACAACGGCAAGCCCGCCCCGGCGGCGGGCTGGTTCAGCCAGGTGGAATGGCGAGAAGGCGCGGGCCTGTATGCCACCGGTGTGGAGTGGACGGAGAACGCGGCGGCCATGATTGCCGCCGGTGAGTACAAGTTTATTTCCCCTGTTTTTGCCTACAACAAGCGCGGCGAAGTGCTGGAGCTGTTACACGCTGCGCTGACCAATACCCCTGCGCTCGACGGTATGGACGCGGTCATGCTGGCTGCGGCCAGCCGTCTGGCGAGTCTGTCAACTGAAACGGAGACCAAAACCGTGAACCCGGAACAATTAGCAAATTTACTCGCGCAGTTACGCTGGCTGCTGACGCTGCCGGAAACCTCAACCGCAGAGGAAGTATGCGCAGAGCTGCAAAAAATTATTGATGCTGTCTCTGGTGGCAAAGGAACGGCAGCGGCTTCTGTTGGTCTGCTGGCCCTGCTGAATCAGAAAGACGAGCAAATCGCCAGCCTGTCAGCCAATGCCTATGACCCGTCAAAACACATTTCCCTCGCTGCCTTTGAAGAACTTCAGGGGCGTTATGCCGCACTGGCGCAACAGTCCGGTGAGGCCGAAGCCGGGGCACTGATTCAGGCGGCACTGTCTGACGGGCGACTGCTTCCGGCCCAGGAAGACTGGGCGAAAGATTACGCCGGTCGCGATATCAACGGCTTTAAGTCCTGGCTGGAGAACGCACCGAAACTTGTTGCGCTCAGTCAGACACAGACCGGCGGCAAACCACCCAAAACGCCGTCACCGGCCCCGGCGCAGATTAAAACCGGCGATGACGTCGATGTCGATATCGCCATTTGTTCCATGATGGGCACTGATCCAGAAGATATCGCCCGTTATGCAGGAAACGACTATTACGCAGGAGATGAGTAAATGGATCGCAATACCCCCTACCGTGACGGCGAGCTGAACCCGGTGCCGGTTGCCGCTGCGACCGAAATTTTTGGCGGTCATATGGTGGCCGTTAACGCATCCGGTTATGCCGTTCCGGCCAGTGCCACGGCCTCACAGATTACGCTGGGCGTGTCTGATGGCTGGGCGGATAACAGCACCGGCAGCGATGGCGATGTCACCGTTCTGGTGCGTTGCGGCAAAGATTTTCTGATGGTGAACAGCACCTCAGACCCGGTCACACAATCGCAGGTCGGCAAGCTGTGCTACGTGGAAGACAGCGTAACCGTGGCAAAAACCGACAACAGCAGCGCCCGTCCTGTCGCCGGGAAAGTGATCGGCATCTGTGGCGATGGCGTCTGGGTTCATTTCAGTTAAGGAGCAAAACGTGTTAGTCAACGTTAAAAACGTCAAACAGATTTTTATCAATCTGAAGGCCACCTTCCAGAAAGCCTTCGACCAGTCGCCAACTGACTGGCAGAAGGTGGCAATGGAAGTGCCATCAAACGGCAAGGAAAACGACTACAGCTGGTTAAGTCGTTTCCCGAAAATGCGCGAGTGGATTGGTGACAAGGTCGTCAAATCACTGGCGGCATTTAACTACACCATCCGTAACAAGGACTGGGAAGCCACGGTTGAAGTCGATCGTAACGACATCGAGGACGACCAGATTATGGGCTATGCCCTTCAGGCGAAAGGAGCCGGACAGTCGGCAGCAGAGCTACCGGCAGATATTGTGGCGTCCCTTATCAGTAACGGTTTTATCAATCCATGTTACGACGGTCAGATGTTCTTTGATACCGACCACCTGGTCGCCGGTAAATCGGTGTCCAACAGGGGCACCAAAAAACTCAAAGTTGGCTCGCTTGCCGAGGCGAAAGCCTCCTACGGTGCCGCCCGTACGGCCATGCGTAGTCTGAAAGATGACGAAGGCGCATCCCTCAAAATTCGCCCGAATCTGCTGGTTGTGCCACCGGCGCTGGAGGATGACGCGAACTACCTGATGACCGCCGAGAAGTTCCCGGACGGCACGCCGAACCCGTACCGCAATACCGCCGAAGTGCTGGTGATGCCGGAGCTGGCGTCGGATTCTGCGTGGTTCCTGTTTGACACCACCAAACCGGTGAAACCGCTGATTTATCAGCTACGTAAAAAGCCTGTTTTTGTGGAGCAGACGGACTACAACAGCGACAACGTGTTCAAGCGTAAGAAGTTCCTGTTTGGTGCCGAAGCGCGCTGTAACGGCGGTTACGGCTTCTGGCAGATGGCATTTGGTTCTGATGGTACGACGGAGTAATGCATGGAAAAGGTGATTGAAATTACCGCCCGCCGTGAGGGTTTTCGCCGCTGCGGTGTGGCACACAGCGCAACCACGAAGGCATGGCCTGCGGATGCGTTCACCCCGGAACAGCTGGCGGTGCTGAAGGCTGACCCCATGCTGATTGTGGTGGAGCGCGATAAAGCGTCCGGCCAGAACGACGCGGCCCGGGGTGATGAGCTGGCCGCACAGCTGGATGCCGAGCGTCAGAAAGTCAGCGAACTGACAGCGCAGCTGGAAGAAGAACGCCAGAAAGTCAGTGAACTGACCGCACAGCTGAACGCCGCACAGAAAACACAAAAAGCGGACAAAAAGGAGAAGTAACCCATGTCTTACGCCACGCCGGAACAGTTCATCAGGGCATTCAGTGAACGCGAGGCACGCACACTGACGGATGAAGACATGACGGGATTCATCGACGAAGAAAAACTGGCCTCCGCGCTTGCGCGCGCCAGTGCCCAGATTGATGGCTATCTGGTGGGGCGTTACCGGACCCCGTGGCCTGACAGCCCGGGGATTCTGGTGGGTTACTGCTGCGATATCGCCCGTTATCACCTGGCGACCGATTACCGTATCTGCTCAGAAGAAATTCAGATGCGCTACCGGGACGCCATCCGCTTTCTGGAGAAAGTCGCGGCAGGACAAATCAACCTCGGGCGGGATACGTCCGGCAGCGTGATCCAGTCATCGTCACAGGTGCGTATCCGCTCCGGCTCCCGTCAGTTCGGGCGTGAGTCCACGCGGGGAGGTGCATTCTGATTACTGACATTGAACGGGCGCTGGTTGAGCGTCTGCGCTGTGGTCTGGGGCATATGGTGCAGGATGTCCGCACCTATGCCGGTGAACTGGATGAAGACCCGGGCCGGATTGTTCGCAGCCTTCCGGCAGCCTGGGTGACGTTCGGCGGCATCGTGAAAACCGAACGCTATTCCACGTCACGCCGGAAATACATTGCCACAGGACGCTTTGTGGTTGTGGTGGGTGATTACAACACCCGCAGCGAACAGAGCGCCAGACAGGGAGGCACCGTCCGGGATGAGGTCGGGACAAACCAGCTGGTTGAATCCGTCCGTCGTCTGCTGACCGGTCAGGATTTGGGGCTGGAGATTGATTATTTCGAACCCGGGCGGGTCAGGACGCTGTTTAACACCGGCGTGGCAGAGCGGGCAATGTCCGTGTTTGCCTGTGAGTTCGATACCCGCTGGGTGGAGCACGCGCTGGAGAACGGCAAATGGCCGGAGCGTGGCGCAGAAGCGGATCGCCTCTTCAACCGCTACCACGGCAGGCTGTCAGACCCTGACCCGGATTTACTGCGAATTGGTACGCAATACGGCGCAGATATCTGTGGTCTGGATGAATTAAGAGAGCAACAGCATGAACAAAATGAAGGTTAAGGCGGCTCCCGGGATGAAGTTCCCGATGGAGGATAACGCCCGGAAATACATCACCACGGAAGCGGTGACCGTTGAGAACACCGCTTATTACCGGCGCGCCGTTCAGGACGGTGACCTGATTCTGGTGAAGGATGAGCCTGAAACCACCGTGACGACTGAACAGGACGCCGTGCAGGTAAAAGCGAAGGCGAAGAGAGAGAAACAGGTGGATTCCGATGAGTGAAATTCAGTTTGACACCATTTCGGGCGGCATCCGTAAGCCCGGTGTGCATTTTGAGTTTAATACCCGGCTGGCCGTTAACACGCTGCCGGGTAACGAACAGCGTGTTCTGGTGATTGGCCCGATGCTGTCAGGCGGCACCGCCACGCCCCTGAATGCCGTTTCCGTGTATTCCGAAGACGAAGCGGATTTGTATTTCGGGGCCGGTTCGCTGGCCGCTGCAATGGCGCGCGCGGCCATTAATGCCAACAGCTATCTGCAACTGGATGTTATCGGTATTGCAGACAGTGGCGCAGGAAAGGCAGCAACCGGCGCAGTTACCGTCAACGGTACGGCAATCAGCAGCGGAACACTGTCGGTATGGGTTGCCGGTGAGCAGGTTTCGGTGGATGTGGAAACCGGTGATGGACCGTCGAAAATCATTCCGGCACTGGTGGAAGCAATGACGCAGACGCCTTCGCTTCTGGTTACGGGGGAATACCAATCGGAAGCCTCTCAGCTGACGGTCACCACCCGGACCAAAGGTGCCTGGGGGAATGACATCACCCTGTCAGCATCCACCACGGCAGGTGGTCTGACCGTGAGCGCCACGCCGATGTAAGCGCCCCGAGAAGTACGTAGCGTAAG